GAAAAGGTCGAACGGTACTGGGATGAGTACGGCAGGCGGCGCTTCGAAATCACCGCCAAGGGTAAGCGGTACACCATCCGCTGACCCATACGGACACCGCCGAGCAGGCGGTTCCGGTTGAGGGCTTTCAAATCAGAAAGCCTTCACCCGGAGCCACAGGCTCCTGAATCAAGAAGGAGGTACACGCACATGAAGTTCATCGACCTCAACGACGACCGGGTTTACACCCCGGCAGACCTGAAGCGCGACTGGGCACAGTTCCGGGAGGAAGACCCGGACAACCACGCCGCCAGCTTCAGAATCGAGTTTTTCGAAATCCTGATGGCGACCATCAACGGAAGGAACGACCTCGAGATCCTCGGCCTGACCCCACGGGAGATCAGCAACTACATCATCAGCCTTCGGGCACAGCTTTGAAATCAAGGAGGGCAACAGAATGTACATTGGTGACCTGATCAACAACCCGGAATTCAACTTCAACGCTCCGGTAAGAATCCTGAAGTACCTCGGCGGCGATGAGACCGTCACGGTTTTCGACAGTACCATTTCCGGTGACATACACTTCGACCTGATGTTCAAAAGCATCACGGCGATCAACCCCGGCGACGATGGTGTCCTCGAGATCGAGTACGCCGACTAAGCTCACAAATCAGCCGCCGGAGGTACACATAGGGGTTGACTTCCGGCGGCCCCAGAGTGATGAATTCCATAAGCCGCAGGGCTTTGAAATCAAGAAGGAGGTACACCCATGAAGAAGTTCACCGCAGTCATCACCGACGCAGACATCCGCTACCACATTGATCAAGCCGCCACCGAACTGGAGGAAGACAACCTGATCCGCTTCCCGGACAGTGACGCCCGGGCTGAGTTCATCGAAGACTGCGTCAGCTCCGAAATCGACAAGTACGAACTGTACGAACGTGATCCCTTCGGCTACCGCCCGGATTACAAAACCGAAGTCCTCGACATGGCAGACCTTTACGAATACACCGTCGAAGAATGACACTTGCGTTTTCCCCTGAAAAGGGTGAAGATAGAAACGAGCCACAGGCTCTTGAATCAAGGAGGCCACATGAAATACATCGCTTACGGATCGAACATGGTACAGGAACAGATGGCAGTCCGCTGCCCGGATGCCAGACTGATCGGTACCGGGTACATCAGCGGAGCCCGGCTGGAGTTCTATCTCCATGCAACGATCGAGAGGACCGGAGATAACCGGAACCGCGTCCCCGTCGCTGTCTGGGAAATCAACGACCGCGACGAGCGCAGCCTTGACCGCTACGAAGGTTACCCTTCCTACTACATCAAGGAACGCTGGCCTGTGCACATGTCGGACGGCTCTGAAATTGAAGGCATGATCTACCTGATGAAGATGATCCGGCAATCTCCACCGCACACCCAGTACTACGAAGGCATCGCCAATGCCTACTGCAGACTCGGCCTCAGCTCCCAAATCAAGACGGTCCTGAAACCGGCGCTGGAACGCAGCCTGCAGAGAGGCACAGCCTGGTAAAAGTTATCCACTGAACACCCCGCCGGGGACACAGCCGCTTCCAAATCGGAGGCGGCCTTTTTCTTTGCCTGTTTGCGGCAACGTCGCCGCTGGAGCCTTCGGTCGGGCGTTTTCCCAACCCTGAAAGCAGAGCCGCCACGTGGGCCAAACAGGCGCAGAAAAAGCGGGGCGTTTCCGCTCCGCTCTGAAATCCGCTGGGGCTTACTTTCCGTTCTCCATCAGGTCGGCGGTAAGCTCCACGCCTTCCTCAGTGTACCTAAACCGCAGGATCAGCTGACCATCGGCAACCTCGTACATGGCTTGGAAGGGCCGCTCCCAAATCTGCGTCAGCCCGGGGCACCGCTTCATGGCTTCCCGGCGGTACTCTTTGAAATCCGCACCGGCCTGTTCCTGTGTCCAGCGCTTGAAGATGTCGATCAGCGCAGGGCCATGATCCAGCCGGATCTGTTCCCAGACCTCTTTGCCGGGCAGCGCTCTGAAATCGGCTGCGGGTACATCCTCCTGCAGGAAAGCCCAATCCTCAACCGGCATCGGGTTCCGCATGAAAGCAAGCAGCGCTTCCTGAGTTCCGCATTCGTCGCACACCATGATGCCATCCGCTTCCCGGCTCAGGGCATTGGTGTACAGGGCAGGCTTCATGGTGTCCCGCCCGCAGCGGGGGCAGGCCATGTGCTGGCCTGCTTCCTGCCGGGCTTTCAAATCAGCGAGGGCTTTCTGGAGATCACTCATTGGCGGGCACCTCCTCTGCCGCTTCCTGTGCCGCCTGCTTCTGTTCCCTGCGAATGGCGGCGTACTTGGTCTTGTGTTTTTCAGCGGCCTCATCGTTCGGGAATGCGCTGTGCCCCTTCAGGTGCTTGAGCAGCAGGTTGCGCTCGGCTTTAGAATCCGCTCCACCGTACCCGATGCGGAGGAGCCATGCCCGGGCGAAGTACTTCTCGTTTTCCGGCTCCTGCCGCTCCGGGAACACCCGAGTTGCTTCCTTCGCGGCCTTCACGATCCGGGCGGTTAACATGGCGTACACCATATTCCGCTCAGGCTCGTCCTGGTGTGTCCGGTAGGTTAGAATGACCTTTCCATCTTCGAAATCGAAGCCGATCAGGCCATCTTCCTTGGCGGCATCCAGCAGGGCTTTGAAATCCTCCGTGCTCTCTGGAGTGTTTTCCATCAGCCGGGCAATCAGAGTGTCCGGGATGTTCAGCAGGTCGCCGCCGGTCATCTTGCCAATCAAGTACTGCTTGGTGTACAGGGTGAAGATCAGGTTCTTCAGCTGTGCCGGGGTGAGATCATCGGCAGGCACCGAAATGCTCACCTGATCGATCGCTCCTGAATCAGGCGTTTCCGTTTCCGGCTCCGTCTGTTCCTCCGCCGGGGTCGCTTCATCCTCAGGCAGGATACCGTTCCTCTGCAGGAAATCCCGCAGGGCTTCGAAATCCTCGCCGCTGATGTTGCCCTCTCGGTCGACGGTGTAAGCACCGATCTGATAGGCGAACGTAGGCGGCCCCATGTATGTAGCTTTCGTTCCGAGTTCAGCAGACAGGGCTTTGACCAGGGCTTTCCGGTCGGTCGTGTTGGTGTTAAGGGTCATGGTCCATACCTCCTTCAAATTTGGTAGGACATTACTCACTCTGAATCGGTCATAAGTCAAGCATTTTCAATGCTTCCAGCCGTTTTATTTTGCATACGGCCTGCTTTCGTCTTCCCACGGCAACCACTGCCGCCAGAAATGTCCAAGGGTGGATGTGTAATTGTAGTTCACATGCAGCAGGCCAAGGAAATCAATCATCCCAGAGGGGGTCAGATCGTACTGCTTCCGAATCCACTTCACGATGTAGGAAGCCGGGACCCTGCCGGTATGAAATGTGTTCACGCTGATGCTGACTGGCTCAGCCACACCAATGGCGTAGCTCAGCTGCACTTCCACGCGCTTGGCGAGCTTCGCCCGGACAATATCCTTAGCGATCCGGCGGGCCATGTACGCTCCAGACCTGTCAACCTTCGTCGGGTCTTTCCCGGAGAACGCCCCTCCGCCGTGCCTTGCCATGCCACCGTAGCTATCTGCGATGATCTTCCGGCCCGTCACTCCTGTGTCTCCAAAGCTGCCACCGGTTACAAATCTCCCGGTTGGATTCACCAGCGCTCTGAAATCTGTGTTCAGGCCGTAGGCGTTAGCGAGTCTCATCATGATCCGGGTACAGATCAGCTGTACATCCTTAGGATCAGCAACCTCTCTGTGCTGCGTGGAGATCAGAAAAGAATCGATTCTGTGCTTCCGATAATCGTAAGCAACCTGACTTTTTGCGTCCTTCAGCAGAAGAGGACTCTCTGCATGCTCCAGCTCCTGAATTGCTTCTGTTGCCAGCACGAACGGCAGCGGCAGCATCCGGCGGGTCTCGCTGCAGGCGTAACCAAACACAGATCCCTGGTCGCCAGCACCACCAACAGCATCGTTAGTCCCCAGAGCGATGTCCGGCGACTGCTGTGAAATGTGCGTCACCAGATCAAAGTCGTAGGTAATAGCAGGCTGTGCGGAGAACAGAACCTTCCTGACTAGCTCATGAATATCGGGTTCGTGTTTGCTGGTGATCTCTCCGGCGACAGTCACATGGTTGTCCTTGATCAGCGTCTCCACAGCCACACGGCTGTGCAGGTCGTTCTTCAGGCAGTCCGTAACGATAGCATCAGAAATCTGGTCGCAGATTTTATCGGGATGCCCAGCGGAAACCTGTTCTGATGTGAATAGCATGTTGTTCCTCCTTCGGGACAAAAGAAAACCCCGCAGGCTGTGCGCCCACGAGGCATCGTCCAGATTTTCACGCTATCATTATACACCGGTTCCGTTCATAAATCGTCTCAGGAATCAGACAGTTTAGCAGCAGCATATTTTATTTGCTACTGCTATTATTTGGTTCAAAGAAAAGCGGCCCGAAGGCCGCTCCAGAATCACCACCTGCCGTACAACAAGGTCGTCAAGTTTTCCAAAGCTCTGACTTTCTTTCTATGCGCGGAGGCACGTTCGATACAGTAATGGTCTGCAACCACATCCGCTGCCCCCGAGCCGTACTGGTTGCTGTTGTAAAAGCAGTCCAGCACGAAACGGTCATCATCCGACAGGGCATCCCAGCAAGGCTGGAACCAAGACATGTATTCCTGAGCCTGCCGAAGTCGTTCCTTCAGCACGTCAATCTCCTCAATGCCCTTGATCATCCTGTCCTCACCGGACTGAGGGTTGTTGGCGCTGGGCATCTTCTCGATCGCCGGGGAACCAACGCCTGCCATCCGGGAATATACCTGATTGATCTCCTCCTGAGTATGATCAATGATGTGCTTCATTTTTCCATAATCCTTCAAGGCGTTGATCGTAGCATTTTTCTTGTCCAGATACAGCCAAACGATATTCATTTATGCTTCACCTCCGCGTTTAGTTTTGAAACCAAGTATTCTGGATTCAGATCCGTCAGCTTTCCAAACCAGTCTGAACGGAAGAACCGCTCCACATCCTTCTTCATGCTCAGAGCCGCTTTGTTCTCTGGATTCCGGGACAGGATTTTCAGCGCTGTCCTGTAATCCTTGACCGCCTGAAGAATGATCGCCTGTGCCAGAGCGTTGTAGTTTTCTTCCATCCATACGCCTCCGCTTCCGTTTCTCTTCCCGCCGAATGTGTCCGATGGCGGCCCCGGCGGTAGGGTCTGAATACCAGGAGGAATTCCTGTAGGCCATCAGGTGCCACCACCCTTCGCCTTGCACTTCTTTTCGATGTACCCGTACAGGGCAATCCCGACATCCATCGCCAGCGGGTGATTCTTCCACTTGCCGCCGACCAGTGTTCCAATGTCTGCCGCTGCCTTCTCCCAGAAAGCTGTGCAGGCGTCTGTGCCCACGGGCGGAGGATCGTTGTGATCCCGAAGGAAGCAGAACATGTCTCGCATGATCTCCACCTCATTCTCAGGCATCCAGACTCACCACCTTGATGTACAGCCCGGGCTGTTCCCGGCTCCAGCGTTTCGTAACTTCCTCCCGGCAAACCTGTGCATCGTCGTTCCAGAATCCGACCTGCGTCATACAGTCCTTCAAGAGCTTTTGCAGGTTATCTGTGTCTGGGCGGGTGACCCTGTAAGTTCCTTCCTTATGGCTTTTCGTATGGAACCGCCACTCCACCGTCAGGGACAACGGTCCATCCATCGGGGCCTCCGGCTTGTGCGGCAACAGGGAGAGGATGAACAGATTCCGCGCTGCCTTCAGCTTCGGCGTATCGTAAAACATCGGTTTCCCATGCCTGACCATGACCTTGTGTTCCTGCGCTGTCACGGTCGGCGGGATTATATTCAGAGTAAATTCCAAAATTCTACGCCCCTTTCGGTTTGGGTTCTTCGTTTCTGTGGGGGTTACTGTTGCACTCTCAGAAGAGGAAGGGGCGACGTAAGGAGTCCCCTTCCTACTTTGGAGTGTAACGACGGTCTTCTTCGTCTATATGACTATATAGACAGAGTAGAAGAAGAATTTTTACAGGTCTGGTTCCAGCTCATCATCGTCCGGTGTAAGCACCCTAAGCTGTACCTGATCGTTGTGATAAATCCGGCCCTTCTTCAGGGAAAACTCGCCGTTCATCTTCTTCAGCCGAGCGTAAACCGTCTTATCAGTAATCCCGAGATGCTCCATCATGTCCTGCACAGTGACGGAATCGCTACCCATACGCTGAATGTCGAAAGCCCTTCTGAATTCCTGTGCTGCGTCATCAGAGCTCTTGTTCTTCGGATTCTTCAGCTTTCCGGCTTCCTTACTGCCCTGCGCAGGCATCTCCCGAAGGACAGCTTTGCTGTCCACACGATGGATCGGATACTCAAACCAGAAATTCACGGGAACAATGTTCTGAAATTCACGGAGGGAAGATTCCAACCGCCATGCTGTGGCTCCACTTGAAGCGTCCCAGTTCTTTACATCATCAGATAACTCCAGCTCAATCATGTCCAACTGAGCGTCAGGATCACGGGCAAACACACCGCTGCCAGAAGCTCTGTCCATAGCCCTTTTCATACCCTGCGCTCCCTTGCTGTGATGATGGGCGTAGATCACGGAGCAGCCTGTTTCGTTGCAGATTTTGTCAAACTCGTTGCAGAACTTTGCCATGTCGGCGGCGGAGTTCTCGTCTCCGGTTTCGACTTTGTACAGCGGGTCGACGATGATGGCGCTCAGGTTCAGGCCTCGTACGCGGCGCACCAGTTTCGGCACTAACTGATCCAGTGGCACGGCGTGACCACGCAGGTTCCAGATGACGACGTCCTTTCGGTTCTTCGGCGGTAGACCCATCGCTTCGTAAATCTTGCGGAACCTGTTCACGCAGGACATCGGGTCGATTTCGAGGTTGATGTACAACACCCGGCCCTTCCGGCACGGGAAGGTCAGCCACGGAATCCCCTCCGCGATCGCGATCGCCAGTTCCATCAGAAGGAAAGACTTACCCGCCTTGCTACTGCCGGAAATCAGCATTTTGTGTCCCAGTCGCAGGATTCCCTTGATCAGTTCAGGCGGCAGTTCCAGCGGTTCATCGCCGTAATCCTCCAGCGAAACCATGTCCGGCAGCTCGTCAGAGACGCCTTCGGCAAAATCCATCCAGTCATTCCAGGTTTTCCGTCCAATGTTCGTCGCCACGAGATACTGCCTGTTTCCATTCCGGGTAACTCCAGGCATCCGGCTCAGCCGGGACGGATTGCGGTTCTGCTTATCAACGGGCAGGCCGTTCTTGGCGAGGAAGTCGTACAGGTAATCCACCCGCTTGCGGTATTCCTCATAGTTGTCAGCGTCAATATGCACAATGGCATGAAGGGATTTCCCGCCGGAATGCACCAGTGCCGCGATCGGCAGTTCCAGCTTCCGGTACAGCACGTCCTGCTCAGGAATCGGGATGTCGTCAGATTCCACCAGCGCATACTTGAACCGAGTCACGTTCTCGTTCTTTACGCCATGACCGTCTACAGGGTTAAAGCGAATCCATGCTCCAGCTTCCTGCTTCCAATCGCCAATGGTAGCGCCGATATCGTCCGGGTATTTCCGCAAGGACGCGATCAGCTCAGCAGCGGTGCGGTCGTAGATACCTTTGCTGGGAACCCATTTTTTGTCCTCTGTTTGCCAAGCGTCTGAGGTGACAAAGGCCACACGGTCATCAGGCTCGTAAATCGTCTCAAGGTACTGGATCAGGTCTTCCGTCGGCACCCATGCGTTCGGATCAGAGAATCCGGTGAAGGCCTCAGTTCCGTCGTAGGAAATGGTATCGTCCCATTCCATACAGCCGTCCTCACCCCAGGCTGTCCAGCCGCGATCCGTCGCCATCTGAATGATGGAACCACCGGTGACCGGTGTGCCGCTGCCATGGAAGCCGTTCCAGAGCCGTTCGCACTCGCCGCTGTGATATCGTTTATCGTTGCGGCTCCAATCGTCCCAGACGCTGACCGGAAAGCCCTCATGTTTGAGGGCCATTCCGACCGCGATCCAGCTGGCTCTGTCAAGCTCAGCTACATTTATGGCCCTTAAGGCCGAAAGAATATTGCCGTTCATACGTTCCTCCTCATGCCGGACAGTATGTGTACGGATTTACACCATAGGGCAGCCTGAAGTTGTTCTGCATCAGCTGACTGATCATGCTGCTCGCCGCCGTCTTGGGCCATGTGCCGACGTGCTGGAATCCCTGCCGCTCAAGCAGCCGAATTTGCTTCGGCGTTGCCAGCCCAGCGTAATAGCGCTGTGTCAGCCGTTCGATCAACATATGCGCCATGCCCATGTTCTGTACGGATTCCGGCTCGATACCCAGTTTGGCAAGGTACGCCAGTTGCTTTTCGGAGGCAGGCCCCATTTCCCACGCGAAGGTCGGACTGTATCCAGCCAGATCCTCATCCTCAATCGAGAGAATGAACTGCAGGGGATCAACCAGCCTGTTCCCACGCTTCCGCTTCTGCATCGCCAGTTCCTCAGCCAGCGCCTGTTCGCGTTCAGCAAGCACATCACGCTCGGCAGCGGCTTCTGCGTCCAGCAGATCGTATTCGCCGTTCTGAACCAACGCGGCGTCCATCTTCGCCGCGATATTTTCGTCCTTGCTGATCAGAGAGGACGGGTGACACAGGGAGTGCCGTTCCGTCATCCACAGGAAGTCCAAGAGCAAGAGATTTTCCTTGCCGGGAGAGAGCCTAGTTCCACGACCCACCATCTGCTGATAAAGGGAGCGGATCTTTGTCGGGCGCAGGCACACAATGCAGTCCACATCCGGCTGGTCGTAGCCTTCGGTCAGGAGCATCGCGTTGCAAAGAACCTGATAACGGTTGGCGGCGAAATCATCCAGAATCTGTTTCCGGTCAGGGGAGTTGCCGTTCACTTCGCAGGCGGAGATTCCAGCCTCATTCAGCATACGGCAGAACTTCTGGGAAGTCGCCACCAGCGGCAGGAAGACCATAACCTTGCGGTCTTTACAGTAACGTTTCATTTCCTGAACAATCAGGTGGAGGTACGGGTCCAGCGCTGTTCCCAAATCCCCGGCAGCATAATCCCCGTTGGACATCCCGACCTCTGAAAGGTCAACCTTCAGCGGGATCATCTGTGCCAGAATCGGGACGAGGTACTTATCCTTGATTGCCTGCCGCAGGGAATATTCGTACGCCAGCGAATCGAAGTACTGCCCCAGCTGACGCTTATCGCCCCTGTCCGGCGTTGCGGAAACTCCGAGAATATTAGCTCCCGGGAAATGCTCCAGCACCCGCTGATAAGTCGGCGAAAGGGCATGATGACATTCGTCTATGATGATCGTGCGGTAATAATCCTGCGGGAACATCGCCAGTCTTTTGGGCTGTGCCAGTGACTGAACGGAACCAACGGTAATCATTTCCGGCGATCCCAACGCGCTGGCTTCAGCCTTTTCCAGTGCGGCATCCAGACCTGTAGCTTTCTTCAGCTTGTCTGCTGCCTGAGAGAGAAGCTCACCCCGGTGAGCGAGAATCAGAGCTCTGCCGCCCTTCTGTACCTCATCGTTCGCGATTGCGGAAAACAGGATCGTTTTGCCACAGCCGGTGGGCAAGACGACCATCGTCTTGCGATGGCCGCCATCCCACTCAGCGTGAACAGCGATCCGGCCTTCAGACTGGTACGGTCGAAGATCCATCATGCTGTCCACCCCCATCAGAACGGAATCGGGGTGGTTCCGGTAACATCAATAAACCCAGGCTTAACCAGATTGGGGTCGAAGTCCAGGAACCGGGCCACATCCGTGACCGTATGCTCCTGACCATCGTTCCCGGTGTAGGTGCGGGGCTTCAGGTGGCAGCGGCCCCAAGTGCCGGTGACGCGGTTCCAGTCCATCACCAGATTCTGGCCCTTCTGCTTCAGGCCGATCGCCCGGAAGAAGGAGCTGATACGCCACTCGGTGCTACGGTGCAGGAAGAGATCCACCTTCGGGCGACAAACTCCCTCAGGGGTGCGGATCTCCAGCGTCAGGGTCGCCTTGTTGCAGGGCGGGAGCTTGGCGCTTCCAGCGTGACGTCCGCGCTCCATGCTCACCACCTGAAAGGTATAATCGCCTTCGGGCGGGGTGACGAACTGCTCGCCGTCGTTCTGGATGGTATCGCCCCAGTCAAGGCAGCCGTCGTTGGGAGCGGCATTCGGGGTCGTGTAGGGGGTCTGAGAATACATATTGTTGTTATCCATAATTCAATTACTCCTTTTCGTTTTTCTGGGCGGTCTTCTCCGCCGTAATCAGGTTCACAATGCTCTGCCAGTGCCGGACGCACCAGCCGGAAATAAACTCGTCATGGTATTCGGTGATCGGAACGTCAGCGGAGTAGTGCCCCTTCTGGGCAACCACCTGCCGCAGCTGCTCTTCCGTGATTCCGTCCCGTTCCATCAGGGAGCGGAGCTCATCAATGGGCTTCGGGGCGGCGGGGGCATCACCGAACAGGTGAGCGATGCAGCTGTAGTCAAGATCCATCACATCCGGCAGGCCGTTACGGTTCTTCGCGTCATAAACCGGACTGTGGCTGGCGTACATGACCCTCCGCCCGCCAGTAGCTTTCTTGGTGTTATTTTCGGTCGTGACCACATAGGTCTCGTAGTTACAGAAGAGCAGGAGGTCGGCCCATTCCTTCAGGAGAGGCGCTACCTGTCGGGTCAGCTTCAGCTCATAATGGTCGAAGGAACCAGCCTGATCCGGGAGCTCGATCTTCCGCTGCCGGGCGTGGGCGATCACCACAACGTGAATCCCCGCGGAGATGACAGCGTTCAGCGCGGAAATCAGGCGGCCCCACTCTTCGCCAAGCAGCGTGAAGCCTTTTCCATAATTGAAAGATTCAATGGATTTCTGGTTATACTTGGCGCAGATGTGATCCACACACAGCGCTTCGCACCAGTCCGCCGTATCCAGAATCAGGGTCTTGCAGATCCCGGGAGTTTTCGCGATCTCCAGAATCAGGGAGAGCAATTCCTCCCATGTGCTGGGCCGCTGTACCCGGCGGACATCCATCTGGCTGGTACCGCCCTCGACGTCGATAAACAGCGGCTCCGGAAATCGCGATGCCAGCGTTGATTTTCCAACGCCCTCAGTGCCGTAAATCACAACTTTCAGGGCCCGGAGGATAATACCGGTAATAATGTTCAGCATGTCTTTCTCCTTACCTCAGGCTCACAGCCTGGTCTTCTACGATCGCGCATCCCGGGACTTTCTTTCCAGCATTGATCAGCTTCCTGATTTCGGTTTTGTAAACGGTGGGTTCAGGCTGCTTGTAGCAGTCGGTCAGCTTCCTGGCCTTCAGCCACTTCACCGCAGCGGCCTCATCCGTCACATCCACCTTGCTGGTCTTCCGGTAGGTCAGGGTCGCGATGCCGAGCTTCGTGGTCGTCGGGCATTCCCGCTGGAGTACCTGCATCAGCCGCTCATCCTTCCGGGTCAGCGCTTCCCGGCGCTTTTTCAGCCGATCCTCTTCCGTTTTAATGGCGGCGGCTTCGGCCCGGGTGTTCAGGATGACCTTTGCCAGATACTCCAGCACCTGTTCCCATTCCAGCTGTAGCCCGTGGAGCTGGGCCTCGATGGCCTCCATGTCACAGAGGAATTCACCGGTTTCGGGGTCGACCACGATCTGCTCTTCCAGCGCTCTGACCGCTTCGTGAATTTCGTATAGCCTCATGTGGCGTACCCCCTTCCTTCTGCCGGAGCCTCATCCGGCCCGTCCCGGGCATCCGGCATTTCCTGAATCCCGACCTCATCCACACTGTCGCCTGGTACAATGACCGTCAACCGAGTGGGCGATCCGAGGAGGAAACGCAGGAGCCGTTCCCGGACTGTCAGCTGGCGGCAGGTAACCAGCCCGCCGTTGACTTTGTCCTTGGAAACCTTGATCCGTAGCGCGTGCTTCATCTTCGAAGCCTCTCTTTCTGCTGGGGCTTGCTTTTTTGCATCCCCTGCACCCGTAGTCCACGGGAGAGACGAAACTTCGTGGTCTGAATCACTTTTTTTCAAGGATTTTTTTCAGGCTTGCCAGCGCCCGCTTCTTCCTATCTGAAAGGCTGTTCTCCCTGATGCCCTTCGCATCGGCAAGCTCCTTCTGGGAGTAGCCTTCGAAGAAGATGTCCTCCAGCAATTTTCTCTGCCGAGCAGGGAGCTGGGCCATCGCGGCCCGGAGTACACCGGCGTCTTCCTTGCGGATCACAATATCTTCAGGGTTCTCCGCGCTCCTGAAACGATTTCCCTCCGGGTCAAAGGCGCTGGCAACCACACTCCGGCGGGCATAACGATGGTGGCTGTTGTAAATCTCCTTGCTGGTCTCATCCAGAATCGCCTGCGGGTCACGGCGCTCCACGATCTCGCCCTCCGCCGCTTTTGCCAGCCGCTCCTGATAATCGTTCTCAATCATCACGGTCAGATCAGCATCGCCTGTGTCCAGCCACGTATAGTCCTTTTTGAAATTGCTCTCGTAATAAACTGACAGCTTCATCTTCGGCTCCTTTGGATTCGTCGGAATCCGCTGGAGCCGTCCATTTATCTGCAGGTCAGCTGAGACAAAAAAAGACGGCCGGGACATGGGCACACCTTCTTCAGGTGGTCATGTCCAGGCCGTCAAGCAGCTCAGCGGACTCGAGTAATATGTGTCGGTCGGTCAGGTATCAGGCAGCTTTCATGGCGTTAACGGTGAAATCCGTTTCTGTCCTGGTTACAAACGTGATGCAGTCATCGCGTTGAATCATAACGGTCTGTCCCACGATTACAGGAATGGTTACTGCATATTCGCTGTAGAGGCAGTCCAGCCGCCCGGTTATGGGATCGCCCTTGCAGGCGATCCGGTCGCGCTTATCCCGAATCTCTTTCATCGGCATCCTCCTTTCCGTTGTAATAAAATGGCCCCACCGAATCACCAGTCACAGACAACGTTCAGAACTTTCGTTCTTTCAGTAGGTCTGCGATCTTGGCGCTTCGGTGAGGCCATCTTCGCTAGTACCTTATGTGCGTGGCGGGAGCCAGCGTAGCTCCCTTACGGGCTTACCACTTGCCACCCCATGGATCTTCGCCGATATCGTCCAGCATCATCTCATATTCCGGATCAATACCGGGCAGGGAGGCGAGGTCTTCCTCTTCTTCGGCAATCATCTCCCTGATCTCTTCCATCAGATCTTCAATGCTGTATCCCTGCTCCAGCGCTTCCTTCATCCCTTCTGCAGTCAGTCCATAATGTCTTTCCATTCGCATAATCTCCTCTCTTCAGGCGGCTTGGTTGGGTTTCGGCTTCTCATAAACAGCTTCGACTTTCCGGCTTCCTTTCATCCGGCACTTCAGCCGTAGGGTCGTAACCTCTCCAGACTTTTCCGGATCAATCTCCCCGACGCAGCATTTTTGGGGATCTTTCCCGTACGGGCACTTTTCTTCATGACAGTAAACACTGACGAACAACCGCTAATCACCTCACTCTTTGTCGTCCATAAACAGTAACTCGTAGAAATCGGGATCGTCCGGTTTTTCCACCTTCCCCGGATTCTCCACTGGAATCTTGAAGAAGGACAGCGCTTCTTCTTCGTCGTACCGCTTCAGCTGTGTTTCCTCCACGACGCATCCTTCGTTCAGGTCGACCAGGATTGCGGTCATCAGGCCGTTAACCTGAATCCCGTGATCCTGCAGACGCTTCAGAAACAGCTCGTAGGTCTTCCGGGTCACAAACACGAAGGAGTACTTTTCCCCCTCGTACCGGTCGCTCTCGTAGGCATCCCCAGCGAACACCGGGCCAACCCGATTCAGGTAGTTGCTCACATGAGCCTCGATTACCCCGTCGGATACACCATCCGGCATTTCATACTGGTTCAGCATAAATTTCCACGTGCTGCAGGGAGACATCCCGCTGACGTAGAATCCAAAAGTGTAGTTCCGCGGGAAGACGCGGTCGCTCTGCATCGCGTACCCGTTCAAGAACCTGCCGGTGAAGTCGCCCTTCAGCTGCTGGGAGGAGAAGCCACGGGTAGCGATCTCATTCTGGAGAATCATGCGCACGTAGCGACTGTCCGCTTCAATTGCCCTGCGCTTTACCGCTTCCGTGGTCTTGGTCAGCGCTTCGTCATCCTTCACCGAGCGCATACCGTTGGCCTGGGCCAGTGTATCCAGATTCACGCCGCAGGCAGGGGATGCCACCTTGGCAATCGCCTCCAGCAGTTCAAAGCTAACTGGACTGCTCAGGTCAGGCTTACATGCCCGGGAGAGGGTCGGGGCACTCACCTTCACGTTGGGCGAAGAACGGCGAATGGTATCCGCGAAATCTGCCATGGAGGCAGATCCCTTCACAATGAAGATCTGCTTCCGCAGCTCCTCGCCGTTTGGCTTCCCAACCTGTATGTATTCTGGCTTCTGCATGCATCTCACATCCTTCCGTTTCATCCGGGAGAAATTTTGTTCCACCCCGGCGAAATGAATTATATCAAAAGCAGGTACGGGGGTCAAGGACTTTCGTTCATTTTTCTGGAATTTTATTTCATATGAATGGAACGCATTGAATTGCCGCTACATTCAGTCAATCTGCATAGGTAATCACTTCATTTAGGTCGGTAATATCCAGCCAATTCAGAATGCGGAGCAGATAA